CCAGCCACATCCACTCCCAAATCCCGCTTGAGTTGGGCCGCAAAGTCCTCATTGGTAAAGGTCTGGGCACCGCAGTCTGTATGGTGGAGGACAACGATTTCCCTTGTGCCGAGCTGCTGCTGGGAAATGACTAGCGAGCGAATCATGTCTTCTGTCACACGCCCACCCGCATTCCGCAAAATGTGAGCATCCCCCAGAGCCAAGCCCAAAGCCTGAGCCACGTGAAGCCGTGAGTCCATACAGGTCACGATAGCCACCTTGGTCTTTGGACGAAGAGGCAAATGGTAATCACCATGTAGGTCAACATAGGCCTTGTTGGCCTTCATAAAGTTTTGAAAATAAGACATAGGACCTCCTTGTCTGATAAGAATTTCTGAATTTTTCAGAAAATAAGTTGGTTCTAGCTTATCATATTCCCGACTATTTGTCGCAAAAAGAGGAGCGACTAGCTGTCACTCCCGAATGATTTTATCAGTTGAATACTTTCTGTAAGACTTCGCCAATGGTGGTCACGCCGACAACCGTGATTTCCTTGGGTACCTTGATACCTGTCAGGGAATTTTTTGGGGCATAGACCTTGGTAAAGCCCAATTTGGCGGCTTCGTTAATCCGTTGTTCAATCCGATTGACGCGGCGGATTTCCCCTGTCAGACCGATTTCGCCTATAAAGCACTCTTGTGGGTTGGTTGGCTTGTCCTTGTAACTGGAGGCGAGGGCAACTGCGACCGCAAGGTCAATAGCTGGCTCATCCAGTTTGACACCGCCTGCTGACTTGAGGTAGGCATCTTGGTTTTGGAGGAGCAGGCCTGCCCGTTTTTCCAAAACCGCCATAATCAAGCTGGCGCGGTTGAAATCCAAGCCTGTCGTGGTCCGCTTGGCATTGCCAAACATGGTCGGCGTCACCAGAGCCTGCACTTCGGCAAGGATAGGGCGAGTGCCCTCCATGGTCACGACAATAGCAGAGCCTGTCGCTCCGTCCAGACGCTCTTCCAGAAAGACCTCACTTGGATTGAGAACTTCGACCAAGCCCTGTGACTGCATTTCAAAAATGCCGATTTCGTTGGTAGAGCCAAAGCGGTTTTTGACCGCCCGCAAGATACGGAAGGTGTGTTGCCGCTCGCCCTCAAAATAAAGAACGGTATCTACCATATGCTCCAAGGTCCGCGGTCCAGCCAGGGTTCCTTCCTTGGTCATGTGGCCGACGATAAAGGTTGCGATGTTGTTGGTCTTGGCAATCTGCATGAGTTCATTGGTCACTTCGCGGACCTGACTGACAGATCCTTGCACGCTGGAGATGTCAGGGCTCATAATAGTCTGGATAGAGTCGATAATCAGGAAATCTGGCTTGATTTTCTCAATCTCAGTCCGAATGCTCTGCATATTGGTCTCCGCATAGAGATAGAACTCGCTGTCGATGTCGCCCAAACGCTCGGCACGGAGCTTAATCTGCTGGGCAGACTCTTCCCCCGACACGTAGAGGACGGTGCCAATGGTAGACAGCTGGGTGGATACTTGCAGGAGCAAGGTGGACTTGCCAATCCCTGGATCGCCTCCAATCAGGACCAGACTGCCCGGCACCACGCCGCCACCAAGGACGCGGTTAAACTCTTCCATATTGGTCTTGGTGCGAGCCACTTGAATGGACGACACTTCATTGAGCTTCATTGGTCGGGTCTTCTCACCTGTCAGGCTGACCCGCTCGTTCTTGACTTCAGCGACTTCCACTTCCTCGACAAAGCTAGACCAGGAGCCACAGTTGGGGCAACGACCCAGATACTTAGGCGAGTGGTACTCGCAGGATTGACAGACAAAGGTTGTTTTTTTCTTAGCGATGATGATTTCCTCCTATAGATTATATTCTAGGATTTCGCAGTAGGCTATAGTTTCTTTGGGAACAAACTGGCGTATCAGCATACCATGACAGACGATAACAAGTCGGTCATAGGCTTGGTATTTTTCAAGAGCCTGTAAAAATCGCTCTCTCATCTCCGCAGCAGTCTCATAGCGAACAGGAGAAGACTCGGGCACCGCTCCGCCATTTTCTAAAAATAATCGATGAGCCAAGACAGCCTCATCTTGACTGGCATTTTGCCCCGTCAGGTCTGGTCGCCACTCATGAAAAAAGGGCTCGACCAGAAGAGGCAGTTGGTTGGCATGAGCAATATAAGTTGCAGTCTCCAAGGCCCGCGTGACGCTTGAAGCGATAACCAACTGGGCATGAGCAAAAACAGGACTGCTGGCAACTTCCTGGGCCAAAGCCCTTCCCTTTTCAGTCAGGGGAGCCAGATCCCGTCCAAAACCTGCATACAGCCGAGGATTGTCATGCCGGTCAAACATACTGTAGTCGGGTTCGGAATGCCGCACAAAGAGAATCTGCATAGTAGTCTATTTCCCTGTCGAGCCAAATCCACCTGTCCGAACGCCGTCGGCCTGGTCGCCGTCAGCCAAAAGGAAGGGGGCAAAAACAGCCTGCACAATTCGCTCCCCAGCTTCCACCACCACGGTTTCTTCTGTGATGTTTCGCATCTGGGCAAAGATGTGGCCTTCGTTGGCTGGATTTCCATAGTAGTCGCCGTCGATAACTCCAACCGAGTTAATCAGGACCAGGCCCTTCTTGCGAGGGTTGGACGAACGGTCGTAGAGATAGAGGACCTCGTTGGCCTGCATATAGGCCTTGACACCCGTTGGCACCAGCTTAATCTCACCTGGCTCCAAGCTAACCCTCTCCGCAGCCTTTAGGTCGTAACCTGCTGCGTGGGCTGTCTCACGTTTTGGCAATAAATTTTCATCAGTAAACTGGCTAACCAGTTCGAATCCACGGATTTTCATACTATTTTTTCTTTTTTCCTTTCGAAACGTTGATTTAATAAGGTTTCTAGTACCTTGTAAAAAGTTGTTTTTGTAATTTGTGGACCTTTTTGTACACCTAGAGATTATTTATGGCTTTTTCATAAAATGAAACTGCCTCTTTTTCTTTATCTTTGGATAGGTGCCCATAAGTGTCTAAGGTCATTGAAATGTTAGAGTGTCCAAGACGATATTGGAGTTCCTTGTAACTAATACCAGCGTTCAACAGTAAACTAGCGTGAGTATGGCGGAAAGCGTGACAAGTAAAGCGAGGAATACCCAAGGCCTTACACCGACGGTTTATAATTTCTTGTAGTGAAATCCGCGGGAGGTATTCCCTAACCGTTGTGGCAAATACAACATCAGGAGTACACGCGCCGACCTCAAGAAACATCAAGCGTTGGCGGTTTTGATATTGTTTCAGTAAGAGAGCTGTTTTTTTGTCTATACTGATGATACGAGTACCTGCCTTTGTCTTTGTTGTCCCGATTATATGCAGTTCCATGCTATAGGTTTTACTGATCGATATTGTGCCGGCTTCTAGGTCAATATCAGACCACTCCAGGGCAGACAATTCACCAATACGGCAACCAGTGGCCAGTAATAACTTAAAAATAACATATTGGTAATACTTGCTAAAGTTAGTACTTGCTAATTGTTCAGCATGATCAAGAAACTGTTTTAAGTGTTCGGGTTCTATGAACCTGACCGCCTCACGTCCCTTTTTCTGCTTTTTGGGTAAGATAACATCACGAGCTGGATTTGTGGCCAGAACTTGCAACAGTACCCCATGTTGTAAAATTCTATTATTGATTGAATGAATAGCTTTAAAATTTACCAACTTAGGAGCCAGACCATTAACAAACTGCTGAATGGTGGCTGGTACTATCTTATCTAGTTTCATTACTCCAAATATTGGAATAAGGTGGTTATATAGTTGCCTTTTGGTTACTACAAAAGTCTGAGGCTTTACTGTTAACTTGTAACTTTCTAGCCAAAGGTCAGCTAATTCTTGATAGGTTTTTACTTCTACTTCCTTTTTTACCGTTGAACCATTTTTGGCAAACTCAATCAGCGCGTGCTTTGCTTTCTGTTTAACCTCCGTTTTTGTCCTACCTGTCACGCTGGTTTTTACTTTCTTGCCTGTAATGGCATCTACCCCAAGATAGACACTTGCACGGTAAACAATGCTACCGTCTTTTTTTGTTACTTCAGTAATTTTCATGATCATAAACCTTTCTAAACATCAGCAGGCAGGCTGTTATTAAAAAGATTTTAGATTAAGTTTGTTTATATCATGCGTAGGCTTACGAGAACAGCCCTATTTTCGTTTGTTTTGGTTGGATAGGGTAAATAACCAGTCACAAGTTAAAAGCGAATACAGACGATTTTGGAGCGTTTTCGAGATATAAAGATTATAGACCGATAGCACGCACCAGAAACCAGAAAAGATAAAAAAATCTTTATTTATCTGTCAGTCTCTTTAGTGATTTTTCAAAGTCAGAATTTATTTTTTGCGTCTTGTTAAACAGTTGGTATTCTGCTTTTGCTTTATCTTTGGCGGATTGTGTTGATATCTTCCCGTGTCCTTGTAAAATATCGTATTCTTGGAAAGTCAAAAAGCGGTCAATGCTTTCAGCGAGTTGCGCCATGGTTTGGGCTTTTCGTTGTTCAATCTGTCTTTCTAAGTAATCAAAGTAGCTTGACACACCTCTTTCAAGAGAACGGATTTCATCAGCGGTTAGATAGTTCTTTGCTACCAAGGTGTCTGCTTGCAGAATACGCCCGTCTGGGGAGTTTTTCCATGTTGTCAGTCCCATATTTTCTTTTGTATGGTCTGCTTTTGTATAGATAATTTCCGCAGCAGTTTGACCAGTGATAGCATAGTGGAATTTATTCTGGACATCAGCATAGAAATTCTTTGTTAGGGTGCTTTTAGGGTCATAATCGATAGATATTTCAGCAAAAATATCTGTGATTTGTAACCAAATTCGTCGTTCACTAGCACGGATAGAACGAACTCGTTCTAAAAGCTCACGGAAATAGTCTTTTTCCAACAAGTTTTCGCCTTGCTTCAATCGCTCATCATCCATGGCAAAACCTTTAATCATGTACTCACGCAGTACGGAAGTGGCCCATTGTCTAAACTTGGTAGCCTTTTGTGAGTTGACACGGTAGCCCACCGATATAATGGCGTCTAGGTTGTAGTAACTGACTTCTTTTGTTTGAGTTTTATCAGCCATTGCACCGTGTTGAGTGGTATTTTCCATTTTGGAAACAACCACTTTTTCATCTAGTTCACCTTCTTCAAAGATATTTTTAAGGTGCTTACTGATTGCTGGGACTCCAACATCAAACAGACGGGCCATTTCTTTCTGACTAGCCCAAATCGTTTCACCGCGAATAATCACGCTAGCAGTTTCTTGACTATTATCAGCCGTATAGATTAAGAATTGTAATTCGTTCATCGTCTTCCTTTCTCAGATAATAAAATTTAGTAGTTTAGTAATCACGCGCCGAATGCTAGCAAATGCTAACATACAACTAATATAGAAGCTATGGTTTGCTATGGTTGCTAAAATATACAGATTGACAAAACTTGACATTTTTCAGCTCCTAACAAAACCTACCTTTTTCATGTTGACTAATGTTGACTTTTTCGGCTACTGATAAAAACTGACTTTTTTTAGCTATTGAGTTTTGTTGAGTTTTTTCAGCAACCGACAAAATCTGACTTTTTTCACTCCACACAGTCACCAGAAAGCCCCTGAGAGCGTGGAATAATTCAGTAGGGTAAATATACCAGAGAAGTGTTTGAACGTGGTGAAAGGGCTTAGATAACCCTATCACTACCAACGACAGAAAAAACTTTGATATGTGTATCCTCAGACGGTGGGAAATCTATGACAATATCATTGTATTTTTTATTGATCGATACCAAACGCAAGCCAGTAGCTTCAGTGTAGACCCTTTTCAAGTAGGTTTTATCATCAACCACAACGGCACAGACTTGTCCAGAGTATGAAGAAATACCCTTATCTCTTAAATAAATAACATCGCCATCGTGATAATTCGGGGTCATGCTATCGCCGTCAACAATTGAAGCTATATCATGCTTTGGCGGTTCGTTGGTAACTTGGACGGTGATTATTTCATTATCATCATAGCCAAAACCGACACCAGCGGCTAGCCGTGAAACAGCTTTGACTTCGTAAGTGATAGCCAATTCTTCAACGATTGAAGTATTTTGGTTTTGTAGTAATTGTTCAGAGGTTTTTAACAAATTATTTTTATTGGCTTCGTCTAACTTGGAATAGTTAGACAACAAAATGGCTTGTCGAGGGTCAAAGTTAGAAAAAGGAATGACGGAACTCTTTTCCTCAATCAAATCAGACTTATTTACACCGAAGTAATTCGCCATTATTTCTATTTTGTCTATACGTGGGTAGGTCTTTGCATTGACCCAATCGAGAACGGTTGTATATTTGAAATCTAAAGCCAGTGCCATTTGGCGAGGATTTAGCCCTTTCATATCTAGCAATCTCTTTATATTTTCTGCCATTATCTGCTTATTTCCTAGCGACATAACCGCACCGCCTTTCTTTTTATCATAATTCTAATTATACGGTTAAAACATACAGAAAGCAAGAAAAAAGAAAAAAAGTTAAAAAATAATTAAAAAACGCTTGATAAACACGGTAATACCGTTTATACTGAAAACACGGTTAAGCCGTTCACAAATAAAAAAGGAGGTGAAGTAATGAGCAAGTACACACTGAAAGCCCTACGAGCTAATGCAGATATGAAGCAGACTGAAGTGGCTGAAAAACTTGGTATTTCCACTACTACTTGGAGCAAATGGGAAAACAAGAAGCGTTTTCCAACCGTTGACCAAGTGGAAAAAATTTCAAAACTTTTTAATGTGGCTTATGACGACATTATTTTTTTACCACGATAGACGGTTATACCGTTCATAGAAAGGAGCAGGCAAGCATGGAATTAGGCGAACGAATCAAAGTTATCAGAGTAAGCCTAGGTGAAACAATGGAACAATTCGGATAACGCTTCAACACTTCCAAAGGTACGGTAAATAATTGGGAAAAAGGCAGAAACGCACCTAATAAAGCGAATTTGAAAAAGATTGCTGATTTATCAGATAACCCAATGGAGTTTATAGCGTTGTATCTTACACAAGTATAGAAAGGGGCAAGCATGGAATTAGTTTACATGGATGGACGGAAAGAGCCGTACACATTGAGCAGTATTGTAGCAGAATGCGCAGAGGTGCAACACCACACCATAACCCGCACTATCAGGAAAAACCTTGAACGCTTTGAACGTTTCGGAAAGGTTGGATTTAAAATCCAAGCTATGGAGAGCGGTCAACAGTCAAAAGATTATATCTTAAACGAACAACAGGCAACTTTGCTGATCACTTTTCTAAAGAATACCGAGCAAGTTGCAAACTTTAAAGAGAACCTAGTCCGAGCATTCTTTGAAATGCGTGACGAGGTGGCAGAATTTCGCTACCAGAGGGCACTAGAGAAGCCAAAGCGCAAGGCACTACATGAAGCTATTGAAACATGGCAGGAAGCCCCAAAACACGCGCACAGCACTGTTACAAACTTGCTACTAAAGGGAACTACTGGAATGAACAAACGCCAGCTAGTGGCACACCGTGGTGGACACAATGGCATTGACAGCCTAACCAGTCAGGAACTTATCAGATACCAAGCACTAGAGGACATGGCTATTGCTATGATCAACTTAGGCATGACATACCAAGACATTAAAACAATGGTATTCAGACCACTAAAAAACGCACCCCAAGGCGCGTGAGAGCAACAAAAAAGGCTTACCGAGACCAATCAGCAAAGCCTTTTAACCACTAACTAAAACAAAATTAACAAGCAGGCAAGCTGTTATTAAAAGGGTTTTAGTAAAGATTTTTATAGCTAGATTATACCATATCTAGGACATTATGACCATACAGAGGGCGCTAACCCTTAAAACTGGAGCAGAAAAGTATTAGGTGCTGGTATCGCCATTAGGTAGCCATGGACCCAGGGCAACCTAAACCACCCTAAGAAAATCACACACAGCTAGGCTATTTATTTTGGCACAGGCTTACACGACCACAGGGACAACCTGGTAAGTTTGGGGCGGTTATCCGCTGGGGATAGTCTAGGCTAACAAAAAAATGTATAAAGAAAAAAGTATAGTAAAGAAATCAAGCCTTTTACAAACAGGATAAAGCCCACTAGGGCCATTACACAGAAAATCATAAACAGCAAAACGAGGTAAAAAATGAAACAGTATTTTGAACAGTTTGAAGAAAAGTTACAAGTCGCTGAAGAAAAATTGGACATTCTAAGCGAGTGGCATATAGCCAAACGTCACAAGGGAGCTACTGAAATCGCTGAAGAGTGTAGGACGGCTATTACAACACTTTGGGTGGAGTTTTACAGGCTTTCAGAGGCTTATAAAGAGGCCGAGGCAGACCATGAAGAGTTTTATCAAGCGAATGTAAACAACTTGCTTGGAGAGCTTAAAAAGCATGATGATGAAATCACGGAGCGATACAAGAAAGCCCCTGAGTGGTTGCTATTCAATTTTTTAGATAAGGCTATCAAAGAAAATAATTTAAGCAACGACATTACACACGCTACTACTTCCACTTGGACCTATTTACGCAGTCTAGTTGTCGAAGATCTAAAAGAGCGAGGGTTACTATAATGCAAGAAATGACAATTGAAACAGCGTTAACGCTTATCGCAATACTAACACCGCTGAATATCTTTCTATGGCTACATCTAGGAACGTATCAGCTCCATAGCAAGCCCAAAGACAAGCCAGAGGGTAATCACACCAGACGGCTGATAAATGCGAACTACGGGGCTTATATACAATCACAGGGCAGATATTACAATTAGGGGAAAACTATGCTGACATTTAGAGAACTTGAACAAATAACAGAGACTATTCTCAAACACACTACACCAGAAGAAATGCAGTGCTATCTTGATATGGAACACGATAGTAAATTGCTTTGGATAAAATACAAAATCGCTAGCCTGGAGGTACAGGCATGACAGAAAACAAATTACCAGATCACTTATATAAAGTTTTCAAGCTACTACCGCTTGGAATGGACTTACCTATCACCGCTCCAGACATTGAGAAGCTGACAGGCTTGGACGTTCGAACCATTCGGGAACATATCCGCCAGCTTATAGTTGACTATGGCATCCCGGTATGCGGTGGACGTGATAACAAGCTAGGTGGCTACTATATCCCCAGAATGAAACAGAACGACTTGCTGGAGTGCTACCACTACAACGTCAATACGACCAGGAGCATAAGCGCATCCACGCGCTTCTAACCGCAGACTTGCAAGATTGGAGGAAGTACAGAGATGAAGCTTGAACTAACCGCACAAAGTGAAACAGACCTAAAAACGGGCATTCTGGAGCTTATCGGGAACTATCTGGAGGCGCGTGAGCAAACACCGCCAAGACTGTTAGGGCTAATCACAGCCCAACAGTTGAAGGATGAGCTAGGTATAAAAAATAAGACTTTGAAACGATGGGAAGATAACGGGCTAAGACGTTACCAGCCACCACTAGAGGACACTAGAAAAATCTTCTATAGGGTCAGTGATGTTTTGATATTTTTGGGGGTGGAGAATGGCAAGGTATAGCATACACCCAGCGGACAGTGGCGGACATTACCACAATATTAAACTTTATAAAGATCGTCGCCCAACCTTTGATCAGGTCAAGGAACAGCAACGTTTGAAGAAGCTGAAAAAGAAACGGAGAAAGTAACATGAACGAATTTTACACAGGCGAGTTAGAAAACCTTGTCATTGAACTACAAAACCGAGTTGACGAGCTGGAAGAACGACTGGAGCGGTTAGAAAATGATTTACGAGGCTAGAGGGGGACATGGAACAGACCAAAGGACAACAACGACAAAAGAAACGGAGAAAGTGACATGTATAGCCTAATTGAAATCACAACCAACAAGGAGAACATGAAGAAGTTACCAATCACGGAAACACAAGCACTCAAGAAAGGGGATTTCTACAAGTTCTATTACTTTTTGCCCTTTGATACCTATATGACTGGATTCATCTATCAAGGGTTGATGGTGACAATTGTCAAAGATTACCCCAAAGAAGCGGACGGATGGGAGTTAGTCAGAGATAAAAACATAGCTACGATAAACAATGAGCTATTGGAGAAGATGGAGAAGCTGGAACGGTACAACCTGGACAAAATGCGGGTGAACCTTGATTACATCTATACACCAATGCTGACGGAGTTATTAAAGTACGGTGTTAACTCACGGGCAGACGTGGCTTACTTGGTTAGAGAGCTTTATATCAACGGTATGGACATGATAGGAGCGATTGAAATCTTTGCCAATCTCACCCAACGGGGCGACCTTGCAGGCTATTTCTTGCAAGTGGCGACATCATTCTTTGAGGGGGTGACTGTTTGAAACAATTAAAAGAGATTTTACAACTGAATTGGAATGAAGCAGAGTTTGGACAATCTAAACTAAAGGCGGACTACAAGAAACAACTGTATAACATCGTGGCAGTTGATAGCCTGAATAATGCATGGTACAACGGACAAACTGTATTTATTCCTGATAATAGGATCATGTATATCACCGAGCAGAAAGGCACGACAAAAAAATACATATCCGCAACATTTGAGAAGAAGACCAAAGGCAAGGGCGACAACAAAAAGGAGTATATCCATATCACCTACGATCACTTTTTCTCACCCTTTGCTAAGTTGGTTATTGATTATCTGTTAGGGCGATTTGTTTTCTATGAGGGCAAACTATACGACGTAAACAACAAGCAAGCTATTCTAATGGATGAAATCACTATACAAAACCTATATGGCTTTAAACGTGATGGGGAATATGTTTTGGAAATCCTTTCAGGTATTGCCAACAATATCAAAATAGAGCCAGCACGAACGCTACAGCCTTACCAGATAGCAGGGGATGACTTTATTATTGACTTGAAAGAACACCGCTATTATAGGACTAACCCGAACGAAGAACAGTCTTATTTTAAGTATTACCCAGTGGACTACAACACCGCCAAAGATGGGCAAGCTATGGCTGATAAGTTTTTGAGGCATGTTATAGCTGATGAACTTTCGCTACACAATGCGACTTTACAAACTTACTACATGGCACAAGTTGCCAGCGGTTTACGGTCAAAGACTAATTTTTTCATCGCAAAGTCAGGGGTACGAACAGGAAAAGGCTTGCGACATATTGCATTATCTGGACTATTCAACAAGATAGATGTGGAGTTAGATAACCTTATTTCAAAGGGGTTTGATGCACTCAATGCGTGGGCTTTATTTTCAGGCGGTGAGATGGCTTTGGCAACCGAGCAAGGCGACATAGTAGGCGACAGGGTGGAAAGGGTGCTAAAGATTATTGCAACCGAAAAAACACACGTAGCCCGAAGCGTTGGAGGTAACCAAGGACTTGTACAGTTGTCTAGCGTGTTGTGTATCGATACTAACAGAAATGTATCGTTGTCTGATGAAATGAACGGGCGCAAGGTACTTATACAGTACCAAGACAGACCAGAGGGCGAAACAGATTCAGAGCGTGAAGCAATCTTTTCCGAATATTGGCAAGCATTCACGCACCCCGACAAGTCCCCAAAGATAGACGGCTGTATCGGTTTCCTGCTGACTAGTTTGGACTATTTCAAAGAACAAGGGGAAAAATTTGAGTGGAAAGCCGTAGAGGTTTTTAATGATGTGGATTTAGATGATTTTCAAATGTTATTACTTAACACGCTAAACCACAAAGAATATATCACTAGAACAGATAATTTTTTAGTGGAGGAGCTTTATAGAAAAACTTACGGAAACAATGGTGTAAAGGCTAGAAATGCACTGGAGACTATTGGGGTAAGGTCTAAGAGAAAAAAAGTAAATGGCAGAGCGGTCACCGTTTACACCGTGAACAATTTAAAACGCTTTGAGAGTTATATACCTGAAGACAAAAAAACAAAAGAATTAAAGGTATTTGAAGATATTAACGACATTCTTTGAGGCAACAGGGGTATACAGGGGTGTTACAAGGGTTTGAGCCCGACCCCTGAACCCCATGTATCCCTGCGCAAACCCAGTCATATCAAGGGTTTAGCAGTAACAGAGGTCAGAGCAGACCCCTGTAAAAGTAACAGAGGTCTAGGCAAAAAACGGAGGAAAAACATGAAAATTAAACTATTAAAAAACTTGGCTAAAGAAAGCCCACAAGATTTTGAAGAGCGAGTAAACGAGTTCATGGCAACCGTTGAAGTGGTTGACGTAAAAATCGCTATGGCATCAGCGGGGTATTCTGACAGCTTTGGCACAGTAACACATATACTAGTCTTATACAAATAACAGAAACGGAGAATAATATCATGACACTAAAAACTATTTCTGACAAACCACAAACCTTTACTTTTACTTATGACTTTGAAGACATTGACACCGCCAAAGTGGCAAGTAATGCTGTCTTTGGTTATATGTTTGGGACTTATCACGCGCCAATAATCGAGGCAACGATTAAGGGCAAAGGTCAGCTAGTGCTGGAGTATGCAGAAGATAAGAAACTAAGTAAGATCTTCAAGAGGATTTGTGACGGGTTCAAAGATTATTACACGCACCAGGGGCAAGAAAATGAAATCAAAGAAGATTACAAACTGGAGCGCGTGCAACAACTCAAGCAGTCAGAAACTTTTGATAGCTTGCTGGATAAGCTGGTAGCTTGTGAGCTGGAGCTTATGGAGTTGGCTGATGGCGTGTTAGATGATGATTATCCTGATATGGCAGTAAATGGCGTACATGCCAACCTGAAGGCTGTAGATGACGAGGCTATGAAGTTGCTGAAGAGTTTAGACAAGGAAAATGACTATAAGGCTCTATGGCAATATGCAAGCCGTTAAAAATGATAAGAGAGGCAACGCGCCTCTTTTTGTGCTATATCAGCAAAGAAAGGAAAATAGCAGTATGGCTAAAAATAAAGGTGGCAGACCTACGAAAATGACACAGGGAACGATTAAGAAACTGGAAGAGGCTTTTCTTAGGGGGCTAAGTGATGAGGAAGCCTGCTTATATGCGAATATCTCAAAGCCGACACTATACGATTATTGCAAGAAAAATCCACAGTTTTCTGACCGAAAAGAGCTACTGAAGCAACGACTGAAAACACGCGCAAAGTTGAACATATCTAACGCCATAGAGGATGGAGACGTGGCTATTTCCAAATGGTACTTAGAGCGGAAAGATGATGAATTTAAAACCAAGACAAAACTAGAACATGATGGCAATGTGTCTGTATCACCTCACAATCCATTTGAAGCTTTAACCGTAGAGGAATTACGGGCATTGATTTCTGAAAATGAAGAATAATGGTACTTAAATCAATAGTTTTGGGTTTTTACAGTATAGGGGTATTTTTTTTGAATGAAAGTATTGTATATAGAGACATTTACCAGAGCTATGAAAAAGAAAGGAATAACTCAGGGAAAGGCTGAATTAGACGGTTACCCCTTGACTATTGACTTAGACAACCTTTTTATTGTTATGGGTAGAGATCGTTTTGAATTGGCCAGAATACCAGGAACAAAAGGCGGTTATAGGTATTTCTTTCTTTGCCCCGATTGTGGTAGGCGTTGCAGGAAACTATATAAGCGGTGTCTGTATTTTAGTTGTGGGACGTGTCAGCAGATCCATAAGCAGACACTAAACCGCAGTAAGACAGATTGTCAGTATTATTGGGAACGTGCACTAAGGGAGGCTAGGAAGGTCCAACCAGGGTGGACCCCTGACCGTGGCGGATATATGTTTGACAGTTTTCCCAGTCGCCCAAAGAGAATGAAGCGTGATAGATATTATAAACATTATCAAAGGTTTTTGAACTATGTTAGAAAAGGGGATAGCTATTGGCTGAGAGGGTTATCTAGGTGAAGCACTTTGGCAATTTCCAAACAAACAAATACTAAAACGTTCGCTTTACAAAACAAATAATGGCGGAACGTTTGGGGGCTAAAAAGCTAGCACTATCAAGCATTCACAGGGTTAAAAGGGTGCAAAAATACGGAACGTTTTTGATTTTTCAAAACGACGAATATCCGAACGCTGTATAATTCTAAAAGACGGTGGCGCGTGATGAAGCACGAGCGAAGTACGAGAAAACACAAAAAAAGCCAATGCGCACGCACTGACTATGTGAGTAAAAACCTAAAACCATTATATCACAGTTGGAGGGTACGCAGTTGACTTTATCAAATATTCAGTATAAATTCCTCGATAATGTTTTGATGAACTATAGACACTTACCAAGCAGGATAGCGAGAAGAAAGCTAGAAATAGAAACCGAACACAGTACCGACATAAACATAGGGGCTAGCAAAACCAACCGAGTGATTAATACTCAACAAAAATCAAAATCAAACCAATCAAGTGTTTTTTAACCATCGTCTACTAACAATTGGTTT